TATAACTTAATTCACCCATTATTTTCTTTTAGCTGTTCGTGTGCGTGCATACGACCTATTCGCCCCTTTTGCTTTTACAGAAAGGTTAGAAGAGGAATTATTTCTTGGATTATTATCAACATGAGAAACATCTTTACTATCTCCTACTTTCGCAAGGCCTTTTCTTTTCATAATACGCCTTGCCTTATTATTTAAAGCTCTATTTTTCTTTCTCTTTGAAGAATCATTGCTATATTCTTTCTTATAGTTTCTAACATAATTAGAAGAACTGGGCATTATGTTCTATAAGTTGTATGACCACCAAATTTTT